ATCCATTGATCTCATAGTTGTCTTTGATTATAATAGGTTTGTTATCAAATTGCTTAAATTGAGCGTCAAGCGAACCTACCATACCAAGCGTTCCTTTGCCAAACTCAGAGCCATAAACAAATAAGTTAACACCAACGTTTCCGATAGTAGTTAAAGTAGCGGTAGTGTATGACTTAACAGTAATAGTTGTAGCAGTAATACCCAATACATAACACTTAAGTGTAACGTCTGTAGCAGGATTAGTGACAACTATGGTATTACCTATGCGTATTGCATGAGTTCCATTGTTTAATGCTGTACCAGCAAAGGTAATAGTTGACCCAGCAGCTGTTGCTGCACCTGTAACAACTACTGTACCAGCTGTAGAATTTTCATATCCAATGTGTAGTCTTTCTTGTTCTGACCAAACAACTTGATCAGAAGTCATTGGCATTTCAGCTCCAACCATACGTAAGAATCCAGATAAAGTTCTGTTTCCGTATCGCTCTACTTCAGCCTCATAAATTTCTGGCAAATACTGTTGAGCAAAGTCATTTGTTCCGTCAGTAAAGCTTAAATAATTTGATTCTAATGCCATTTTTTTTGGCATAGGTGTAATGCTAAACTTACCAAGTGGATCAGCAGCATTAGGAATAAATTGTCCCATTTTTTTAGTTTTTAATTGTTAAATTGTGATTTTTTAATTTTAAGTTTTGAAGAATCTACTCCATTTATAGACTTAACTCTTAGGCCATTAATAAAAACACTGTCGCTTGCTGCTTGTCTAGGCTTATCAGATATGTTCTTAGAACTACTGACAACATCCTTTATAGCATCAGCTTTACCTTGTTCGTAAAAATGGTTTGCAATCTTGTCTACATTTGAAGCGGCATACAAAGCTTTATGGTAACCTTTCTGATCTGATACCTCACCTTTTTTGTCTAGGAACTTCCCAACAAAGTTTGATATACTAGATTGTTCTTTGGCTGTTTTACTAGGGTTGCTAATGTTATACCTAAATTTTTTCTCTCCGACATTAAAATCAAAACCTTTGAAATCATCGTTAAGTAATTCAGATGTACCTTTTTGAAACCTTTGTAACTTGTCATTAGCTATCTGCTTCTCTTCATTATATCGGTTAAAGAAGTCTACAGCTTTTTTCTGCTCTTGAGTTACGCCCGGTCTTAACTTAATCTCGTCGTAGTATTTACTCTTCAAGTCTTTCAAAAAGCCTTTGGCTTCTGCAACTTCTTCTTTAAACGCAAGCTTTTTCTTACGTATTTCTCTTTCCTCGTCAATATCTTCGTCATATTCGAATTTATCTTCCAGTATAAAGGCTATTTCTTCCTCGTCTAAATGAGGTTTATTTTTTCTGTAATATTCTTTTAACAAAGTATTACTATCGATGTCATCGTAGTTAGCATTTAATCTAACATAGTCTTCGATGTTACCACCTGTATCATCCATAAAAGAAACAAGTTTCTCTATGTTTTCAGGTAAAAGCTTTTTAGTTTCCACTGACTCTTCAACAGTATCAGCTACCACCTCTTCTTCTTCGTCTGTTATTTCTTGAAGCACTTGTACGTCATCGTCTGTAGTCGTATCCTCGATATTATCATTTGACACTACCTCTTCAACCACATCTTCAACTTGCTCTTGAACTTCATCTTCTGATTTTATTTCAACTTTAATAACATCGGGCTCTGCTTCTTTTTTAGCAGATAAATCTACCTTAGTTACCTCTGGTTCTTTAACCAGTTTTTTCATAGAAGGTTTCTTTTTAATTTTAAAATCCCCCTCTTGTTTTACTTCTTCTGACATAATATAATATAATATAAATTAAAAAAATTATCTTGGGCCAAACTGATCTAAACCAAATCCACCTAAAGTATCATTACCTGCAGACTCAAAGTTCTTTGGTAATAAATTGTTTTGTCTTTGATCTATTAATTCAGACTGTTGAGTCCCTTGTATCTTTACTCTCTTATCTTTTCTGTCTTCCATCTCTTTTTCTTTAGATGTCTCAGCGTTTGCTCTTACCTGTGCAAGCTGCATGTTAAAGTTAAACTCCTCTTCCATTAAGTCTCTCTTTATCTGAGCTTCAGTACGCATTCTTTGTATTTCAAACTGAGACTTAGCTTGTTCAATGCTTACTTTTTCAGCTGTTAACGCTTGTTGTTTCTGTACCTCTGCTAAAGCTGATCTCTCTGATGCTTCTGCATTAGCCTGTGCTTGCATTTGGATATTAGCTTGTTGAGCTTGTTGAGCTGCTTGTTGCTTTCTTTTTCTTCTCTGCTTTAGCATCTCGTTAGCAAGCTGCATATTATTTACTTGCCTTATGTCTATTGCATCTTCTAAGTCAATACCACCAGCTTGTAAAGCAACTTGTATGTTTTGTTCTAACTGAGCTTTAACCTGCTCCTCTGGTTCTAATTCTAAGAATATACCAAAGTCATGTAGGTTTAAGTTTCTTATCTCTTGTAGAGTACCAACGTTATATCTTGATATACTGTTCTCTAATGAGTTAGCTGTTAAAGAAAACTCTAGTGAATCAGCAACGCGCTTAGATATGTTCTCACATGCTCTAAGTGTTATGTAACTACTAGCCTGTAATATATGCCTAGTAGCTACGTTGGATTGGTTAGCCGCTAATTTTTGAAGTCCAACCAAAGCATCTTTATCTGGTGTAGAACCATCTCTTGCTTCGTTAAGCCCAGTCACATCCCTTATCATTTGTAAGTAATACTGATATGTCTGTATTAAAGATTGTATCTTAGCACCTCCACTTGATGACTGTAATTCTTGTACTGGTACCTTACCTCTATTTAGTTCACCATCTTGCGTTAATGACCTACCTAATATACTACCAGTTTGGAAGTACATGTTTAAAGCTTCAGCAGGGTTATAGTTTGTCCCGTTGCCTAAGTCAACCTCAGCTAAACCATCTACATCTAGGAACACTCCATCTGGAACCATCCTAGACATTACTTGTTGTAATTTTAAATGCGTTAGTTGAATCATATCAGCAAACCCAGTAATCTTACTTACTATAGAATCTATTTTGCCTCTGTACATTCTTGGTGCACAGATCACATAGTTCATTTCTACCTTTGTTGTATCAGCGAAAGGTCTAGTCATGTTCTCTGCTAACTCCCACTTAAGCATAGTATTTGTGCCAAGTATTTTAGCGCCACTGTATAAAACCTCTATACTTCTTGAAACCTTTTTGAATGTATCATTCTCAGGTGGATCAAATGAATCTGTTTTTTGTATGGCTTTTTCTAGGCCATTTGGCCCTTGCTTAATTTTAAATACTTGGTTGTTGTAAGTCTTATATTCAAAGTATAAAATCTGAACAGTGTTTTCGTCATAAGCATTCCAACCAGTTATATACTGTCTGTTTCCAGGCATCTTCTCTATTCTTCTTAACTCTTCTTCTGGAATATTTGGAAATTGCTTTTTTAGCTCTGGTATAGATATAGACTTAACTTCACCTACGTAGTATATGTCTTCAAAGTTAGGATCATCAGTATAAGAATAAACCATGTTAGATGGATCGCAGTATTCAACAACTACGCCATTAGCTTTGTTCCAAGTTGTTTTAACAGAACCTATACCTAATACAGTTAGATCATAGTTAAATCTTTTTCTTATCTCATCATATTTGTTCTTAGCTAGTACTTGGCTTATAACTTCTTCGTTAGCTATTTCTATAGCCTGCTTATAATCCATTTGCATGTGCAAAGCTAACTCTTCTTTATTTTGAGGTAGACTATCTGGATCATCTGTTGAGAATCCATCAAGACCAATCTGCTCGTTAAGTTTAATTAAATCCTCCTTAGCAAGCATATCTTGAAGCACTGACTCAGCATACTTAGTTCTTTTCTGTATAGACTCTGGATCTTGAGCGTAAGCCTTTATATCAAAAGACTTTTCTGTCATACCATTAGATACTATATCAACAAATTTAGATATAACAGGTACTGGCTTCCAGTCTAAGTTCAAGTAAGATAAATCACCATTAATAGCTAATTCATCTTTGTACTTCTGCACAGGCTGTTCACCTCTAGCATATAGTCTTAATGTATGAAAATAATTATAGTTTAGCGAGAACCTATTACCTGCTCCACCTTGTCTAAACCACTCTGACTCTACAGCACGTCCAACTTGAACACCGTACTCAAAGCTTGATTTTTCTTCATCACTAACTACTTGGCTAGGAAATACACTATTTGGATTTGCGCCTACGTTCATTTAATTTTTTATTTTTGAAATCTGTCCTGTATTGTCATACATCTTCAGTCCTAGATTTATATTTTTTCTTACTATCCTATTCATTGGTGCGTATCTATTTCTGTTGCAAGCCATTATGGCTAGACCAGAACTTATAGATGCATCGTGTGTTGTTCTGTTATTTATATTAAACCTAGACCAATCTTCTAGCGTTCTTTGAAAGTATACATCCCCTACTTCATCATCACCTAGTATTCCTACTAGTTCCTCTATATAAGTCTCAATAGCAGCAGCATGAGCTTGCTTTATATCCTCACTTGAGTTAGGTATTCCACCTATCTCTCTCTCTGTTACTGATAGCTTATTGTAATTCTTATCAGGTCTATTCATTGAAAAACCTCTATAACCTCTTCTCTTGAAGTGATATAGAAGTCTAGGCTTGTTATTCTCTGCAAGTATAGGCATGCCATAAAATATACAGGCCATTAGTATATCCTCAAAGAATATCTCAGCAGTCTGAGGTCTAGATATATATTCTAAAAAAAAGTGATTAGATGGTGCATCATCCATACTAAACTTAGTCAGCCCGTGTAATGCTCCGTTAGAACCTCTTCTATCTACTGTACCAGATATATCATAGCTGTCACAACCAAAAGCGCCTAAGTGTTCATTACCAGGATATTTAGAGTCACCTTTGTCTATAACCCTGTTTTGTAGGCTTTTAGGTGGAATCCAAGTTATGTTAAATCTACCACTTTTATTTGGCATAAACATTACTCTTGTATCTTTTATACCATTCTCCCACTGAAAATTACCTTTAGTAACTAAACTACTAGATGCCATAGATTCATTGTAATCTATTTGTTGGTATATTTTAGCTAAGTTAAATAAAGACTCTTTAGCTTCGTCTCTAAATGCATGCTGCTCTGTTCTTGGAAACTGCCTGTAGAATTCATTTAAACCATCTTGGTCTTGCTTTAATCCTTCAACTTCGTTGTTCCAGTAGTCAATGACTCCTTGTGTAATAACTGTTCCATACGGATCTTTAACTGGTCTCTCTGGCGTATCGAATACAGGTAATCCATAAGCATCAATGTATCCTTCGTAATTCCATTCCATAGGTATGAACAAAGAGTATAATCCAGAAGCAGTCTGTCCGTTATTGTTTCTTGCTGTAACGTCTGAGGCATTGTATAATTTTTTAAAGTTTTCACCGCCTTTATCTAAAGCGTTTGAAGTTGAACCCATCATACATTTACCAACTATTCTACTACCAAGTCTAAGGCAGGTTTTAGTTACTCTCCAGTTGTTAAGTATGTTATTTGGTCTCTCCCATTTACCAGACTCATCGTGAGCTAGTAACTTAAGTTTCTCTCCATCATAGGAGTTGTCACCTGTATTCTTCCAATCAATCGTAGTATCCAACCCATCGAGATCTTCCGGTCTGTCGTTAGTATCAAGCTTCCTTCTTGTAAGCTTTGAGGCTGGTACCCTATATGCAAGTTCTGTCTTTGGTCTATCCATACCGTCTTGTATGGGTTTGAAGAAGAACGGGTAGTTAACTGATATTGGTACGACTTTGTCGGTAAACATTTTCTTTGCATCAGGTCCTGACTTGGATAGTATACCATACCTTGAGTCAGTTGACATTGTAGCAAGGTTGACAATTTCTCCAGATGACATGAATGAAAAGCCACTCCGTCTATTCTTGAGGTAGCACATTCCAAAGCATCTTGTATCTGCCTTACAGGCTTCCCAGAATATGTAGAAAAGTCTATTTGATTCTCTAAAGTCTGGCTCGCCAACGTCAATTTTTGACCATTGCAAATACATGTAGTGAGAACCAGTAATATAAGTAGGATTACCGTTGTTAGTAAACCAAAACCCATTCTCGCGTCTTTCAAACTCTTTTTCAATATAATCATACCATTCTTCCTTGAACTCGTCGGGATATTCCTTCCAATCAAATATAGTTTTAATTCTACTTAATTCTTTTGGATAATCAGTTTTACCCCATTTTTTGTCTTTAAAGTTGTGAGTTTGAAACTCAGCTTGGTAAAGCTATTTTAAGGTTTTGTATTTCGTATACTTCACCTATTTCACCAGTTTTACTTATGACAATTATATCGTGTTCTTCATCGTATCCATACTTCCAGGATTTATACCTATTACGCTTTTTAAGCGTAGATGGCTTTATATGGTTATGTAGTACTTTATATAAACTCTGTTCGTACATACTAACCTATTTTAGCTCTACCTTCAGCGAAGCCTTTAAAATTACTTTGCTTCTTGCTCTCTTGCTTTTTACTATCGTCTAGCATCGACTCTTCCTCCTGTATTCTATTTAATATCTCAAAAGCATCAAATATTGCTAGCTTCTTAGTTGCCGCTGCATTCTTTAATCTGTCAGCAGTAATATCTTCTCCGCTATCAACGATAGCTTCTTTAGCAACTTTTATTAATTCCTCAACTGCTTTTTGCCCAGCTAGGATTATATTCTTCTTCGTTTCCTTTACGTTCATGCTTGGCTACAATGTTATTTAATTTCATACAATATAATAATTCTCCATCTATAATAAACTCAAATTCAGACGTTGGTCTAAAAGAAACTAAATCTTCTTTATTTACACCAAGTGAATCTAGTTGTTTGTTGCCGTATTTTAAAACTCCTAATAATGGTCTCTCTTTAGTTAAAACAAAGATGTCATAGTTTACTAAAGGTTTTACAAAACAATAGTCTAGATGTCCTCTATTGTCTCCATACATATATATCTGATCTGCAGAACAAGCATACAAATCTTCTTTGATAAAACTTCTACTGTTCTTTTCGTTACCTCTTATATCGTAGAATCTTCTGAATACATTGTGGTGGACAATAACCTTGTCACCGATTTTTATATCTGTATCTAGTAGTATAGGTAAAGCAACAACCTCTGCTACTTTACTTACGCTTTTAAATTCTTCTATTCTTGTGTTAGTTACAAGATCTACGTCACCAACCTTTACTGTGTTGTTATACCTACTATCAATAGGCTTAACAATAAAATCGTGTACACTTTTCATATGGTATCAAGAATAAACTTTACAACGAATACAACCAGAATACCAAAACAAAATCCAACGAGAAAATGCTCATCAGACTCTTTCATTGTACTGTAAGTCGTATTCAACGGATATTGCCATATTAGAGTTGAATTTCTTCCACGGTAATATTTCATCATCCTTTCTTATGTAAATGTTATAAGAGTTATCTTTCTCTTCAAAGAGAATATTAGATATTTCATGACCTCCATACACCTGCTGTGAAACAGCATAATGCATCGCATCGCTTTTATAGTCAGCTCCTATGCTGATCTTTCTTATAACACTTGACATTACTCAGTAACTTTTTCCTCGATTTCAGTAAAACTACCGTCTTCAAGGTTGATGTTAACACGGC